CCAATGTGGTTTAGTCTCTTTTTTCTTTGACTTCAAACCTACATAATCAAAGTTCCAAGCATCTCGTCTTGTATCTTTTTTAGTCATACTACTTCTCCTTTAGTTGATATAAGGTATGCCCACCACACTCTACACAATAAGCATACCCATTAGTTTGTACTTTTATGTCATGTCCTTTAGGACACTTGTCCTTATCTTTTAGTATTATCGTTATCCCTATGTTCATGCATAACTCTCCTAAGGTTTTTTGTATAGTCAAAATGACCTATGTCAAATATCTTGTACAACTGTATTAAGGTTTTTCTACCCTCTTCTGATAAATTAGACATTTCCCAACCTAAGTCTGTAATTAAATCCTTAACCCTATCAGACTTCATTACTCATCCCCTTTCTTTGTATCTATATAAATTCTAATGCAGGATGACTCACTTAAATTTTGTCCATAAGCAGTTCTTCCTTGACCTCTGAGTTCATCCTTAATGTGCTGACCTTTTACTCTCAATGTATATGATTCCCTATTAAGATACTTCTTACAAGTGTCTACAAATTCTTGTCCCTCAGTATCGTTAGGTATCTCAGAAAATACATATCTCCATCCTTGAGTATAACAATCTCTAGCATATGCCTTTCTCCATCTTTGCTCCTCTTTAGATAATTTATCTATCTTCTCAGTTAAATCAACAACAAGATTATTAAGTTTTTTATTATATCTTATTTGAGAATCATTATCATGCTCTTTATTTAATTCGTCTATGTGCTTTTTTAATCCTCTAACTTCACTCCTTAAACCATCAATTATCTTTTCTTGATAGAGTAGCTGAGTATCTTTCTTTTCTAAGTCATCACTTATTTTAATTATATCACTAACTAATTTTTTAACTTGCATTGTTATTTCTCCTATTTAGTTCTTGGTTAAATGCTTGTTGAAATCCACTATAACCATCAAAGCAGGATACGATAGATTCAAATTCATGTAAAGGTAAATCTTTAATTATATGACTAATCGTAGGAATATTAAATCCATTGCCTAACATTTTGTATCGTTGTGTTTTTGATACATGATTAGTATAATTGTCAGGTAAACCTTGTAATCTCTCACATTCTAATGGTGTTAACTTTCTCCATGTCATACCTTTTACAATCACATTATCCTTTTGTACTGTTGTTAAACAATTTGTTTTATCATCTTGTCTGACCTCTATTTGTGTTGTAAATGGCAAGTCTAGTTGATTATCTTTTCTTGTGCCATTTTCATCTAATCTTCTATTGACAATGCGACCACCTTTAGTTGAATAAGTAGCAACCTTAGGTTCTCTATTGCCACCTTGCATTGTTAATAATGTAGGTGCTTTTCCCTCTTGGTGATATACTCTCTTGGCTTGTTCATGTTTGTAGTGTGCATATTCTTCAGCATGACCTACTTCAATACAACCTACCATAGTTCGTTGTTTTCTTTGTATACTATTCCACCAAACTGCACCATTGTATGTAGCAGTAAGACAATGTGATTTACCCTCTTTGTTGGTCATTAAATCGTGTGCAATACCATCTTCTTCTAGTATATCTTGCATCTTTAAATTTAATGGTGTTGGTTTAGGAATAGGTATCATTTCATATTCTCCACTTGGCATTAACTTACCAAAGAAATATAATCTTACTCTATTTTGTGCTGATACATCTGCTGAATTAATTATTTGTGCAGAAACACCTAAATACTTTTCCATTATTTTTTGATATTCTTTTTTCATTCTTACATTTTCAAGTAAGAAATATTTAGGTTTTAATTCATCCCTTAACCTTACAAATTCAAAAAACAATTTTCCTCTATCGTCATCAAAGTTTAATTGTTTACCTGCAAATGAAAATGACTGACATGGCGAGCCACCGACTAAAATATCAGTAGATTGTTGCCAATCGTGTGGTTGGATGTTTCGTACATCTCCTAACTGTATTGTGTTAGGAAAGTTTGCTTGTGTTACTTTGATTGCATATTTATCAATCTCACTAGCATAGTATTTTACATTGTGTTGCATTGTAGTTTCTCCTAGTTATATAAATATAATACATTGTTTTATCTTGTTGTCAACTATTTAATATCCATCAAGGCAGTTGTCTTCATACATCCTATTTGAATTATTTCAAATTTAGTTATGCGAGGTTGAAATTTTTCATATACATCTCTATCTAAGTCAGATTTGTTATCAATATAAAACTGATTACATTCTTGCTCTGTCTTAAAGTAATGAGAAGATAAGACACCTTGTAAAGTTCTAGTATCTGTCATTAGTAATACATATAATACCCAAGTCATTACTTACTCTCCTTAAAATCTTCATCATCTAAATCTTCACATAGATTTTCAAGTACTTTCCATCTACCTTGAGGTTCAAATAATTTTAAGTTACCTTTTGAATCTCTAATTGGTTCTTCATTTTCATCTAATTTATAAAACTTAATATCATATAATAAGTATGTCATTTTTTATTCTCCTAGTTTTAGTTGTATAATTAATCCCACTTATCCTATACTAAGAACAGTTAGTAGTTGTATAACTAAGCTATCTTGTTCTTGTATTCTTTTATGTCTTTTTCAAAAGTCTTGATACTTTGTGATAATTCCATAGTTAAATCTAAACCATCAAGAACACCTTGATATCTCTCTTCACTCACCTTTCCAAATATATTACAATGTCTTATGTATAATCTTCTAAGTATTTCTACTTTAATTAAATGTGAACTTGGCTTAGTCATTTTACATATACCTTTCTATTTGTTTATATAAGTAATCTAAACTATTTTCATTAGCTTGGTATCTTATACCTATACCACCTTTAGCTATCCATCTTTCTATATTCTTTGGCTTATCATCTATTAGAATGTTAGCCTTACCTTTGTATGTTGCATACTTTTCTTTCCTACCTGTAAAGATTGCATCAGTAGGTGTATACTTATGTTTAGCTAACCAATATCTCTTCCAAAATGCTGAATTGTCATTGTCGTATCTTAAAGGTGAAGATAAGATATTCCAATCTCCATCTGTTATTTTATTTATATAACTAATTAGATTGTCACTTGTTTTAAACTTTGGTATGTGTCCAAAAAAGTTAGTTCCTTTTAAGTCTGATACTGATTGCTCCATATCTATTTCTTTCCAATGTTTTACATTGTATCTTTTTTCTATTGCCTTAAAGAAGTCAGCTATTACTCCATCCATGTCTAGGTAGATTTTTGTTTTTAGTTTTTTCATTTTGTTTCCTTTCTTATTTAGTTATATAAGTAATAGCATATAGTTTAGGTGTTGTCAAGTGGTTTAACTTTATTATATAATCTATTTAACTGACTAGCTAATCTACTATATTTAATATACCATTCTCTATTGTGAGGACATAAACCTTTATCTACTTTGTAAAAAGGTATTCTTCCTACATCTATAGTTCGTAAAGAAAAATCATCATTGCCTGTTTCTATATCTTCAACACTACCATTTAATGCAGATGTTATTAAATCTAATTCAGCTATGGTAATATTTAATTTTATATTTATATTTTTAATTTCTATTTCTTGTTTCATTTTATATACTCCTAGTTATATAACGAAAAGTGTTGCAAAAATGCAACACCTTTCTATTGTTGTTAGGCTACTTCTAATTCCTTAAACTCTTTAGAACTAATCCATTTAGATACCTCTAATTCTCTGTTCCACATAGATATACTTTCAGTATCATTGCCCATCTCTTTTAGTTTAAATCCATTCCTTTCGTCAGCATAGCTTGAATAGTTAGTAAATGCTGAATATAAAGAGAATAAATTATCACCTCTATTGCCCACTTCATTTAGATATAAGCTATTCATTTTTTCAGCTTTTCTATCTGACTTAACAATCTTAGCAATAATATCTTTTACTTCAACACCATCTAATTTTATTTTTGCCCAAGCATTTAGTCTTTCTGAATTTTCATAAAAGTTTTGTCTACTTTCCTCTAATTCAACACTAAGAATTTCAGTTGAAAATCTTCTAGTATTTTTCTTCATATGTTTACTATGTTCTCCAATTACTTGACCATTAGAACACCAACTATCTATTGCACCAAACCAAACTTGATTTGACATAGTTCCATCAACTCCATGTGTAACTATTATTCTTTCACATATTGTTGTGTTCATTAGATTTGTTGTAACTGTAGTATTTACATTAGGTAAAGTAACATCAGCGATTATAACTGCATTATCTCTTGCTTTACTTATTTTAACTTTAGCATCTGACAATTCAAAAGGTGTCCTTCCTTTTGATATAACATCCTCTACAGTTTTAAGTAATTCATAATGAGATGCACAATTAAAACTATTTCCCACTACTGCAATAGCTTTATCTCTAGATGTATCTATTACATATTTTTTCCCATGTACTCTAGTTTTTTCATAGGCTACATTAAACATTAAATCATCTGTTAAATGTGATGTTATTAAGTTATTTGTATTAAGCATTTTATTTTCTCCATTGTTGTTGTTTAATTGTATAACTAACACACTAAATTAAATTAATGTGTTAGTCAATAAGTTTTTTTAATATGGTAAAGATAATTGTTTATCTTCTTCTTTATCCCAAAATCTAGCGTCTTTTGGTAACTTGGTAAACCTTCCTAATTCATCTCTAAAATTATCTTGAATTAAAAATATCCAATGATTGCAAACTTTACCTTTTTTTGTTTTAAAAGATAAACTTTTTACATCTATGTTTTTTAATATTAATTGTTGCATTGTATTTTTTCCTTTCATTTAGTTATACAATTATAATACATATATAAAATTAATTGTCAATAAACTTTTTTTATATAACTATTATTTTTTTTCATTCTTTTGTATTCATATCTATATTTTTCAAAACCTCCCAAAAAATATTTCATGTTATATATTTTGTGATATTCTCTAGACTTTCTTACTTGTTGTCTTTTCATTTTCCAATATCTTAATCTTTTTTTATCTCTTGATATAGTCATTTTTATTATCCTTTTCTATTGTCTTATTACAACATATTTTTTTTATTTCGTCATCCCCAAGCATAGAGCTATATTCATAATTACACTCTATACAAATAAACTTACCATTTTTTTCTATAATCATTTTTATATACTCCTTTTAATTTTTCCATACTACATTTAAAACAATGTAACCTATTATTAAAAATATACATCTTATATATTATATATTTTTTATTACAGATTACACAATTTATTTTATCTTTATTATTTGCTATTAACATCTTTTATTATTTGTTTAATTAAAACATAATCTTGATATTGGTTTAAACTCATTCCAATAGTGTTAACAGTACAAAATTTATCTATAAAGTTAGCTAGTAAATTAACATCATTTTTTAATTCTTTTATTTCAGCTTTTTGTTTTGCATTTAATTTTTTCATTGTTTTATTTCCTTTCTATTTATGTAAAATTAAATCATGAAAATTAAACATGATATAAAATAATAATCCCATAAAAAATAATGTTATAAGATAAAAACTTTTTTCTCCATTAAATAAACCATAGGCAAAAGTTATAAATATTAGTGATATAATTAAACCTATTATTATTATATATAATAAAGTTAGTAGTAAATGTTTAAGCATTGTTTTATTCCTTTCTATGATAGTAGTTAATTAAATATTATGTATTCTTTTCCATGCTAACCATGTAATGGCTTGTAATTCATAGGCTTTTAAAACACTACCATTAACTTTTATTTTCTTACTTGCTTTTAAATATGCTTTTTGTATTTTTGCATATTCTAATTTTGTTATATTGGTTTTTGGTGTTGTTAATCCTTGCCTATCATTATAAAATATATTCCTAGCGTGTCCATCAATGGTTATTTCTGTTTCATCCCCATTAATATTTTTGTAAAATGATACAATCTTTTTACCATTTAAAATAGTTATTGTCTCTTCATAACTTGGCATTGTTTCAAGTATTAACCAAGCTTTCTCTTTCATCTTGTTATATGTTGATACTTTGAAACTTTCAATGGCATTGCCATTTATAAAAGCATTTATCATAGTATCAGCATTTTCTATGTTTCTATCCCATTTATTATTTGGTGATAATCCTGCAATTACACCAATAACAATATGTATTGGAATATCATATTTTAAGGCAATTTTTTTGCTTTCAAGATATGCTTTTTTATACCACGTTACACCATGCTTAATTTCTTCAGGTGTGGCAAGATTATAAATATTAATTATGTTTTTTATTTGCATTGTTTTATTTTTCCTTTCATTTAGTTATATAATTAATGTTTATTATGTAACAGTACAAAATTAATTATACTGTTACAAGATAAAAATTAATTTAAACCATTAGCACAATTATAACCAATTACAAAACCAAGTAACTCATCTTTAGAATTAAATCTTTTTAAATCTTCACAATGCTGATTATAACCAATATTAATCGAATATTTATTAAAAGTTATTCCATCTTCCTTAATTCTTTTAATATCTTTATAAGGAAAACCATTTTCCATAATATGATTTGTAAATATTTTGCATTGGTTAGCATAATAATATTTATTATTACAGGTTAATCTAAAATTAATATTTTCTTTATTTAGTTTAAATTCTAATTCATTCCTTTCCTGTATTAAATTCATATCCAATGTATTAAAATAATTATCTTTTAATATTTTTTGAATTTCATTTAATCTTTTTTGAATTTTATTTATATTATATAATTGCATTGTTTTATTTCCTTTCAATAGTAGTTAAAATTAAATATCAAATTGTGTCCAATTTAATCTATTTCTTACATCAATGTTTAATGTATTTTTAAATTTAATAATCTCTTGATGTATATGCTTATATTTATTTTTCATATGTTTAAATCTTTTTAATTGATTATCAATATCAGCAATTAATTTATTTAAATCGTTTTCATTATATACTTTACATATATTAATAATATCAACTTCATTTAAACAAGTGTTATATCTATAATCAAACCATGTATAAATATTTTTAATCATTTTTTTTCCTTTTTAATAGTTAATTTTGTACATTAGATATTATTATTATTTAATTGTCAACATATTTTATTTATATAACTAAAATTTATTTTTGCATTATATAGTATTAATATATCAATCATACACTCTTTATTTTTTTTATACTTGCTTTAATCAATTATGGATATACTTTTTAAAATCATTAGTTAAATAAACAATTTAAAAAGATAACTCATATAAAAACAGTTTAATAATTCAATAAAATCAATAGTTTACATAGTATTTTATTAAAAAAAATAGAATGTTACATATAGAAAGCATATTTTTTGCCACAAAACACTTAAATATATGATAGAATTGACAGTATAGGCATCAGCCATGCCACGTTATAGCGTTACGTATACACAGAAATACACAGAAGTGAAAAATCAAGTGTTAACCACTATATAAACTGATGATATGCCTACAACTAGTTGCAAAAAAGTCACACTAAATGCACAAAATAACTGCTACAATAAATTATTTCTTGACAGTATCCTAAAAATCCGGTATAATGATGTATAACTGGCTCACTGAGAGTGTACATATTAAGTGTATACATATAAAATATAAATACATTTAATATAAAAACACTTAAATGTAACAATTAAGTGGTTTCTTCTAAATATAAACTCTCGTGCTAAATAAAAGTCCTTGACAATGAAGCGAAAATCAGTAAAACTATATACACCAGAGAATATGTTAGAAGCATTTTACGATGCTATCCGTAATAATAAATTAAGTAGCTTACACATCCCCCACAGTTCTGTATTTTATGCACGTGCAGCAATCGAAGCAAGGTATGGTAAACGATTTACGCTAAAGCACGTAGAGAATGCAATGAAGGCTGAGGGAATGTTGAAAGATGTATGAATTGTTTGTATTGGCTTGTTTAATGAGCAACCCAAATCAATGTATAACTCTTGTAGATTTATATAGTCCACACGAAACACACGATAAATGTCTAGCTCGTGCTTACATAATAGCACAGGAAATGCCTGAGTACGTACCCCATTACTTTCCAAAGAGCTATAAATGCATAGACATGAAAAAAGAAGGTAATAAAATAAAAACAACATGGCAACCAAACGTAAAAAAGGTGGATTAAAAGGTTTCACTCAAAAAAGTGGAGATATGCGACCCACAAAAAGTGGTGCAGGGATGACCAAGAAAGGTGTCGCTAAGTATAGAAGGCAAAATCCGGGTAGTAAACTAAAGACAGCAGTAACAGAAAAATCACCATCTAAAGCTAGAGCTAAAAGACGTAAGTCTTTCTGTGCAAGAAGTGCAGGTCAGATGAAAAAATTCCCTAAAGCTGCAAAGAACCCCAATAGCCGACTAAGACAAGCTAGAAGAAGATGGAGATGTTAATATGTTAAGACTAGGAATAACCATAGCACAACTAGGCACTAAGATTGGAAAGTTGCCTCTGAGCAAATTAAAAAAAGCATTTAAAGAATATTATGGAAAAAATGATGCAGGACTAAGTAAAGACCAATTAAAAACAAAATTAGCTAGTGCTGCACAGAAATCTGTTAAACAAAAAAACAGAGCAGTAAGAGATAAGGCTATTATTGGCACATTAGGACTCACAGAAATACTAAGACAATCTGTAAGTAACACAGATGATGGCACATTAAAAGCGTCTGACGTAAGAAAAAAACCTGCTAGTGAAGCTACTAAAAAGAAAAAACCTAGCATACCAACAGAAAAGCCAACACCTAGACCTAAGAAGAAAATGTTCATGAAAGAAAGGTCAGGTAAAGATTCAGACGTAGAGTTTGGCACAGGCAAAGCAAAAACCAAACTATCCACAGGGGGTGCTACAGGTCTTAAAAAGATACGTGCCGACCAACCGGGATTAAAAGCACTTAAAAAGAAAGCACCGGGAGTGGTTAGAAACATGGGTTACTTGAGAAAAGGTTCACTTGTTACTAAAAAGAAAACCAAAGGTGGTAACAAAGGTGGAAAAGGAATACTTGTTGTTAGTATAGGTGTAGGTAAAATGGCAAAGAAGAAACCTACAACTAAGAAGAAGAAGACAACAAAGAAAACTAAACGTGGCTAGACGCAACTATAAGAAAGAGTATGCAAACTACCACTCAAAGCCTGTACAAAAGATAAACAGGGCAGGTAGAAACAAGGCACGTAAGATGGTCACTAAGACCACAGGTGCTAAAAAAGTATTAGGTAAGGATGTTCATCATCGGAATGGAAACCCACGTGATAACAGACCTAAAAATTTAGCTGTTACATCTAAGACAGCTAATCGTTCTTTTCGGAGAACACGCAATGCAAAAAAGCTATAAGGAGAAATAAAATGGCAATGTATGGCTCAAAAAAATCCAAGATGATGAATCGTGGTGGTGCTGCTAAAAAGAAATCTAAAATGATGAACAGAGGTGGTGCTATGAAGAAGAAAACAAAGATGATGAATAAGGGTGGTGCTACTAAGAAGTCAAAGATGATGAACAGAGGTGGTGCTATGAAAAAGAAGTCTAAGATGATGGCTAGGGGTGGAGCAGCAAGACGTAAGTAATGTCTTATCTTATAAGTAACGTACCACATTTCAAGTGTTGGGTACGTAAAGAGTTTACTTGCAATCACCAAAATTATCATGGTGAGTTTCTACACGCAATAGCATTTGCAGTCAATACCATACCTGACAGGTCACTGAGCTTTCAGGTAGTGTTTACAGGATGTACTGAAGAGGACAATGTTCACGGAGGTGCAATGTGGGCAAGGATGCCGATACAGGCACTTGTAGCCGACATACCTGTAGATGAATGGGCAGAGCCAATGGAAGACCATCTGTGTCAGCCTTGGGATTGTGAATCAAGACATCATAGTGTCATAGTCATGGACAGAGTAAGTTCCTCACCTTGGCTATGCAAAATAGACAATCAGTTCTTCACTGCTAGGTATTTATTTACTGTAGATTATACAGACCATGAAATAGCAGATGACCCTGCACAACATAAACAATCTCATGTATTGTATCTGTTGGATGCAGGTGAGTGGACAGGTAACATTGTTGCATTACCGAATAACAGAGTGAGAGCAACAAGTCCTGCATTATGGGTAACAGGAGAGGGTGCTCCTGACTTTGCTCCTTCACAGTGGACACACTCTGCAGAGGCACATGAGTCCTACCTAGACCCCTTTACAACATTTAACAATTTATATTCAGATGGTGGCAAAACTCCAAACAATAAGAAGAAAAATAAAAAGTAAAAAGAAACTAGGTTTTTCTGAGAGAGCACGTGCAGTGAATAAAGGATTGTTACCATCAAAGGCAAAAAAGAATGGCAATAAAAAAATCAAAAAGTACAGTAAATAAAGCAGGTAACTACACAAAACCTACAATGCGTAAAAGAATATTTAACAGAATAAAGGCAGGAGGCAAAGGTGGTGCTCCGGGTCAATGGTCTGCACGTAAAGCTCAGATGATGGCTAAAGCCTA